TGCCGCGTAGACAGCGCCGACGAGGATACGCTGATGGACGCGCTGCGCCAGGCAGCTATCACCTGGTGCGAGGAGTATTGCAGCATCCGCCTCGGCGACGTCGCAGCCATAGCCTACGCCGACGCGTGGGCGCCGCTCGGCATCACCGTCGGTCCGGTGCAGAGCATCACCTCCATCACCTACCTGTCGACGGCCAACACGACGCAGACGCTGGGGGCGAGCTACTACTACAGCGACCTGAATAGCCAAATCGCCCGCATCCGTTTCGTCAGCCCGCCGGACCTGTACGACGACGCGCTCAACCGGGTGCAGGTCAACTGCGTCATCGGCTACCCCGAGGCGTCCGTGCCAAAGCCTATCCTGCAGGCCATCCGTATCCTCGTGGGACACTTCTACGAGAACCGCCAGCAGGTGGTCACGGGTACCATCGCCACCGCCGTACCCTTTGCGGTGGAGGCCCTGCTCTCACCCTACCGTCTGCTGCACCCATGAGGATAGGAACGCTTGACCGCCGCGTAGAAATCCAAAGCCTGACCACGGTGAAGGATGACTGGAACTACGACGTGACCACGTGGGGCACGCTGGCGGAGGTGTGGGCGTCGCGCCGCGATCGCAGCAGCGGCGAAGTGACGGAGGTGATGAAGACGGTGCAGCTGAACCGCACCGAGTGGACAGTGCGCTACCGCTCCGACGTGGACACCACCATGCGCATCATGCACGACAACGTGTACTACTACATCGTGGGCGTGGTGCAGATAGGCCGCAAAGAAGGGCTGCTGCTCATCACTGAACTGCGCGACTGATGGACATCAGGCCCAAGTCCAAGGTCATCAAATCGCAGCTCGGCAGCTTCGGATTTGACGGGCGCCAGCTGAAGGCCATCGAAGACGAGCTGATGAGCATGCCGCTGCGCTACCGCGCCAAGGCGCTCATCGGTCCTATGAAGACCGCGCTCGGCGTCACCAAACGCCAGGCACAGACCAACGCGATGGCCAGCGCCCGGACGGGCAACCTCGCCAAAGCCATCCAAGTAGTCGAAGGCAAGGACAAGCGCTACACCTACGTGGTCCTGCGCGTCAACCCGAAAACCAGCTACTACCTCCCGGCTCCGGCGTGGATGGACCGCGGCATGCCACAGCTGCAGCGCCCCATCAAGTACGCCCACCTCGTGGCCGGAGGCACAAAGCCAGGGCTGCGCATCAACCGCGAGCTACAGGACGGACGCCGCAAACACTTCACCGTACGCAACGAGGAAAGCGGCAAGGTGCACCGGCTGTCGCAGTGGCTGACCCCGAAGAAGCCAGGCATCCAGCACCCAGGCACCGAGGCCAACAACTTCATCGAGGACGCTTGGACCCTCACGCAGGACCAGGCGGAGGCCAAGTTCCGCGACATCGCCATCGACCGCATACTCAAGTTTAAAAACAGGCAAGGCTTCACATGATCAACCACATCATCGACATCCTGAAGGCCGACGCCGCCGTGACGGCTGTCACCACCGCCGACCGCATCTTCCCGCTCGCGCGCCTGCAAGGCAGCGCCGTGCCTGCTATCGTGGTGCAGCTGACCAACACCACGCCCGTAGACACGCACGACGCCCTCGCCACGGTAGATGAGCACCTCGTGCAGGTGACTGCCATAGGCACCACGCCGAAGCAGTGCTACGACCTCGGCGAGGTGGTACGCCTGTCGCTTGACGGCTACCTCGGCGGCGACATCAGCAGCCTCCGCTTCGCGACGCAGGCCACCGACATCTTCGAGGCGGACGACCTGTTCACAATTACCATGCAGTTCGACGTGCACCTGCAGCGCGGCGAGGTGCAGCTGCCGACCTCTGCGGCCATGGGCTCGGACCTCAACCTGCGCGGAGCACTGTACTACCGCATCCAAGACCTGGCGCTGGTCAACGGCTACAGCTACACCTGCACCGCCGCCGACTACGTGCTCTTTGCTGACTACGCCACCGCCTCCGGCACGGCTTCGGCAACGCTGCGCCTCCCTGCCGTCGCGTCAAACGAAGGGCGCGTCATCCGCGTGAAGACCGGCAAAGGGCTGAGCAACCAGCGCACCCTCATCATACGCGGGAACGTAGCTGACGACGCAGAAATCGACGGGGCCGCTACCGTCACCATGGACCGCGACTACGACGGTATCACGCTCATGTGCCACCGCACCGAATGGTACGTCGTACAGCGCAAAAGCAAATAATTGACACTCCCTATCTTCACGAAAAATCTGAACCATCATGGCAACTACTGGAAAAGTCCGCTCTAACGCCATCGGCGTGTACATCTCCAACACCGCCCTCCCGGACGCAGGGCTCACCTACGTAGGCCCCACCTTCGGGGACGGCGCTACGGAAGACGACGACTTCGAGCTCATCGCCTGCGCGACTTCCGGCTCCTTCTCCGGATCTATGGAAGTCATCGACGCGACGACCAAAGACAACGACGGCCAGCGGGAAATCCTGACCAGCGCCCTGTCGTGGTCCATGTCCTGCGACGGTCTCATCGACTACAGCACGGCAGCAGGCAGCAAGTCGGCCACCGAGCTCTTCGACCTGTGGAAGGCAAAGACGAAAGTGCGCATCGCATGGACCACGGGCGTAGACGGAGACGTCATGCTGTGGGGCGACGCCTACATCACCAGCTACGAGGAGACCGCCGGACTGAACGAGGTGGCTACCTACGCGGTGCAGTTTGAAGGCGACGGCTCTATCACGAAGTCCACGATTGACGACACGAACGCGTCATTCACGAACAACAACGACTAAGTCGCTGTAAATTCGGGGCATGACTAACACGCTCCGCGGACAATTCGACGTGAAGCTCGGGGGCGACCTCGAGCTTCCGTGCTTCCTGAACCTCCACGCCGTGAACCTCGTCTGCGAGGAGCACGACCTGTCGCTAACCACGTTCCAGGAGGCGCTGGCTGAGAAGCCCCTGAAGTTCCTGCCGCTCTTCATCTGGGCCGGGGTGCGGACGGCTGCCGTCCTCAATGACAGCGAGCCGCCTATAACCTTCGAGAAGTTCAGCGTGCTTTTCGGTTCCACCGACTGGTCAGAAATCACCGAAAAGGTGGGGCTAGCTATGGCACTCGACGCGCCAAAAAAAGCGACGGCTCGGGGCCCACGGAAGAGCTAACGCTTCGAGCCCTGTACGTCGAAGCTCTGCGCCGCGGCCTCAAGCCGCCCGACTTCTGGTGTAGTACCTTCGGGGAGGTGATGGTCATGCTACGCACATACGAGCACAGCGACGAGCTGGCGTGGATGCGGACCTCGGCGATGATGGCGATGCAGGCCAACATCCACCGCGGGAAGAATTCACGGGCGTATGAGTGGAACGACTTCAACCCGTACGCTTCGCAGCGTCGCAGGGCCACGCCACCCCCGAAGATTACCCCCAAGATGGCCGACCTGTTCGGCCGCATGGGAAAAACTATGAAGCATGGCCAAGAGAAACGCGGTACTTAATATCATATTTGGCGCCGACACCAAAGAGCTGGACAAAGCTCTGCAGGGTGTAGCGAAACGCCTGCGCAGCACGGCCGACGACCTCAACGGTCTGGGCCAGTCGCTGTCGCTCGGCCTCACCGCGCCGATTGTGGCGTTCGGGGCGCTGGCCACCAAGAACGCTGTCGACAGCGCCAAAGCTATCGCGCAGGTGGAGGCGGCGGTGGAATCTACGGGCATGGCCGCAGGCCGCAGCGTGGCACAGCTGGAGGAGTTGGCTGGCGGATTGCAGCGCATCAGCTTGTACGACGACGACCAAATACTCAAGGAGGTCACGGCAAACCTGCTCACCTTCACAAAGGTCACCGGCACGAACTTCGACAAGGCGCAGGTAGCTATACTCAACCTGTCGACCCGCCTGGGCACGGACCTGACGAGCGCGTCGGTGCAGGTGGGTAAAGCACTCAACGACCCTATTAAAGGCGTGACGGCCCTCGGCCGCGCCGGGGTGCAGTTCACCGCACAGCAGAAGGAACTCATCACCACGCTCACGGAAAGCGGCGACGTAGCCGGAGCGCAGTCCATCATCCTCGCTGAGCTTGAGACGCAGTTCGGCGGAGCAGCGGAGGCAGCGGCCAACGTCGACCCCTACACGCAGCTGGCCAACGAAATCGGCAACCTGTCGGAGGACTTCGGCGCCATCATCAACGACGCAATCAAGCCGCTCGTGCGTTTCGTGCGTGAAGCGGTGGACGCTATCAAAAGCTGGAGCGACGAGACAAAGGCAACGGTGCTCGTTGTCGGTGGTCTGCTCGCTGTCCTCGGCCCCACCCTCATCGCGGTGGCTGGCCTCATCAACGCCTACACCACTATCAAGGGCGCCCTGCTGACGGCTAAGACCGCTCAGCTTGGATTTAACCTGTCCATTCTCGCCAACCCGTACGTGGCTGCAGCAGCAGCTGTCGGCGTGCTGGTGGCGGCCATGGTGCTGTACAAGACGGAGACCGACAACGCGCGCAAGGCGAAACAGGATTTCGACAACGTCGTCGCAGGGAAGTCGGGCCGCTCCGTCATGGACGAGGCCGCCAAGGAGTTGAGCCGCTTAAACGGTGAACTGCAAAACGCTCGCACCAAATACGACAACCTCAAGCGCGCCGCCGAGTCGCAGGGTGCCAACGTCACTGAGCGCACCGCGCGGCAGATTGTGGAGACGAGCAAGCTGGTCACCGAGCTGGAGCGCCAGCAGCTGGCTGCACAGAAGGTGTACCAAACGGCCAGCAAACAGGAGCAGCAGCGCATCCAGGACACAAAGACGCTGCAGTCAAATACCGAGGCGCAGGACGAGAACACCGTCGCAGTCACCAACAACGTGACCGCACGCGACACCGCATACGAGACCTTCCGCCGCAACACGGCCGCCTACATGGCCGAGCAGCAGGCGCTGGAGGACCTGAACGCGGAGATGAACAACACCGCCCTGACGCTCGCCGACCTGGGCGAAGGGCCGTCCGTGTCGGAGGCTATCCTGGGCAAGAGCGCCACGCCGGAGGCTCCTATGAACCTGATGGAGTTTGACCAGCCGGACGAGGTCATATCAGAAGACGCCATCGAAGGGGTTAATGCTTTTGGAGCTGCTTTGCGCAGGGCGCGAGTCAATGAGGCCCAGCCGTTAGCTGTGCAGATGGAAGCTATTGACGACATTGTGAATACGCTGGGGCAAAATATGCAGTCCGTAGGCGCTCAGTTTGGGGAAGCGTTGGGTGGCATCATCACTGGAGCAGAAGGCGCACGCGATGCAATGCGCGGCGTGGCAATGGCAGCTATCGACGCGGCATTCAACGCGGCCACAGCCCTCGCCGTTCAAGCGGCAGGGCAGACCGCGGTGGGTACCGGGCCTGGCGCTGCCATAGTTTTGCCGGCCCTTATCACTGCAGGTATGGCGCTTATCAAATCCGTGTTCACCAATCTCATGATGCCTGCCTTTGCACAGGGTGGACTTGTTACCGGTCCGATGTTAGCAATGGTCGGGGATAACCAAAGCGGAAAAGAAGCTATTATCCCCTTCGAGCGCATGGGCGAGTTCCTGCAGATGGCAGGAGCTGGGCAGTCGCAGAACGTCGTCGTCACCGGCCGTATCTCCGGCAACGATATCCTACTCACTAACGACCGGGCCAGCCGCGACCGGTCACGCATCCGCGGTTTCTAATGGCATACAACCTCCGACTATACAGCGAGTTCACGGACTACGAAGGCGATACCTGGCGCGTCAACATCTACCAGGACAGCTACGGCGGCTCCAGCTCCAGCTTCACGCTCGGCGCCGACGGGTTTGTCCTGTCGTATGAAGGCGACAACCAAAGCCGATACCAGCCTATCATCGGCTCGTCCGTTGAGATACCCTTTACCGAGACGACCGCGGCTCATACCAACTTCCTCAACGCCATTGCCACCTCGGCCGAAGGCGACTTCACGGTCGGCATCTTCCGCGATCCCGACGGAGCGAACACGCTCTACTGGGGTGGCGTCCTGCTCGGCGAGCAGTGCGTGCTGGTGGACGAGGCCATGCCGCGGCGGGTGCAGCTGAAGGCGGTGGACGACCTGGGCAACCTGAAGGAGGTGCTGTACAACAACGCGGGCGCAGGCTACGGAGGACACGACACCGTGCCGGAGCACCTCATCATCGCGCTTTCGCTGGTGCGCCATTCGCACCTGTGGACCTCGGCGACGGTGATGCTGAAGTACGTGGACGACTTTTTCCCCGAGAACGCACCCACCGCCAGCAATTACCTCAGTCAAGTCACCGTCTACCACAACGGATTCTACAACCCGGACGAGGACGGAATCAACCAATTTTTGCCCACGTACACCATATTAGAGTCCTTTGCGACCGCGTTCAACGCGCGCATCTTCCAGGCGAACGGCACGTACTGGTTCCTGCCTATCGGGGCGCAGCAGTACGACGACACCATCAACTACTACACCGTTACCAAAGGGGGCACCATCAGCGGCTCCAGCTCGAGCCTGGCCACCGCCCTCACTATCGAAAGCGACGCCATCAAGCTCCGCGGCTATGAGCACAGCTACCTGCCGCCGCTCAAGTCGGTGACGCGGACGCAGAACTACAGCGGAAACATCCCGCGCATCTTCGACGGGCTGCACACCAAAGCGGAGTTTGGCACTACGCTCAGCGATGCCGACTTTGACTTCGACGCAGACAGCATCTTCCGCCTCACCGGCACGTTCCGCTGTACGCAGCCAGGCGACAATACTACCACGGGCAACACGCGCCTGCGCCGCTTCCGCCTGCGCTTCACCCTCAAGGTAGGCAACTACTATCTCAAGCGGGTGGCCACCTTCGCCGGAACCGCCTACGACTTTCAAATGGAGGCTGGCGAGGTGCTCACGTACACGCCCTTCACATACGGCGCTACCTCGTGGGAACTGACCGCCAGCACCTACGACGTCATCACGCCATACTACGACGTCAACCGCGGGCTGACCGGCGACACCACTATGGTCCTGCCGCTCGACTTCCTCACGCCCGAGCTGACCGCCGCCTCCAACGGCATGGACCTGACGCTGGCCATTGCCAACATCAGCTTCAACGGGAGCGCCTCGTCCGTCACCAACGTCAACACCAACTACAGCGTGCAGCTGCTGCGCGTGGATCAGGTGGATGAGGACGAAACCAACGGGGACGAAGTGACCTATACCGCCACCGGCCTCTCGAGCAGCCGCGTGCAGTACGAGCAGGCCAAAGTGTACGTCGGCGACGCCGTCAGCACAAGCAGCCTCGGCGTCCTGCGCGTGGTCGATGCGCCGGACCTGCCGCTCGCGACGGGGTGGCAGTCGCTCAACTACACCAGCACGGCTATAGGCATTCACCTGCTCGGCGTGCGTGAGGTGCTGGGTGGGCAGCGGGTGCACACAAAGACGCAGCGCGGCACCTTTTACAAGGGGCCAATTGAGATGTACAACCTGCTCAGCGATGGCGGAGACCTGTACCTCCCATTCCAGCTGACCTTCTACGCTAACCGGCGGCAGGTGGAGGTAGAGTCCTTCTTTGTCGCCCGCGACCTGACCGGCATTACGAGCGACGACGGCGGCCGCCGCAACGTCAACCCGCCGGTGGATGGCTACCCTGGCAACCCGGACGGCGGCCTGCTGGCGGCATTCAACACAGCCCTGAACAACGCGTACCAGGTGGGCGGCGACGTGCTCGCTGTGGACGAGCTGGTCACAAAGCTCTACAACACCTTCCAACCCGTAGGCGACGACTACGCAAGCACGAAAATCACCTACGAGGAGAGCAAGCTGGACGGCATGAATGTCGAGCTGACGCAAGGGCAGATTACCATGGCCTCCAGCTCCGGAAACACGCTCATGGGCCTGCGGGAATCTTCGCCCGGCACGTGGGACCTGTACCTGCAGGACGACGCCACGCCTACACCAAACAGCGTGCTCACCATGACGGCCACCGCAGCCGCAGGCGTTGGCTACGTAGGCATCAACACCGAGACACCCACCGCGCCGCTTGAGGTTACCGGCGCCGTCAAGATTACCGGCTCCATCACCATCACAGGCACCGTCGACGGCGTAGACGTCAGCGCCCTCAAGACCACCGTGGACGGGCTTTCCGTAGGGACCGGCGACACTTCCAACTTCTGGGCATTCTATCTTGCAGATTAAATGGCTATCAACTACAAGCTCGTCACCGCTACCAGTGACGCCTCCTCACCGGATACCGTCTTCACCGCTACGGCGGTGGCTACGCACGTCAAGTCCATCCGGATCGCAAACGAAAGCGGCGGAGCGCTCACTTACCACCTCGCCGTGTACGACAACAGCGCCAGCATCGAGGTGCCGCTGACCGTTCCTGCTACCAGCCTGCCGGACGACGACGTCGACGTGATGGTGGAACCCATCAACCTGCAGAACGGCGACTACATCAAGCTCTACAGCTCCGGCGCCGGGGTGAAGGTGGCGCTGACGCTGGCGGAAAACACGGACGTAGCCGGGGCAACCACCTCGGACGACCTGGCGGAAGGCACCACCAACCTCTACCTCACGAGCGCGGAGCGGACGAAGCTGTCCGGCATCGCCACGGGTGCGGAAGTCAATCAGAACGCATTCAGCAACGTCGCCGTAAGCGGGCAGACCACCGTGGCCGCTGACGCCAAGACGGACACGCTTACCCTCGTGGCCGGGACAGGTGTAACGCTTACCACTGATGCAGCCACGGACAGCATCACTATCGCGGCGTCCGGCTCTTCCTCCAACAGCTTCGAGACCATCGCCGTTGCAGGACAGAGCAGCGTGGTGGCCGACAGCGGCACCGACACGCTCACGCTGGTGGCGGGCACGGGGATAACCATCACCACAGACGCCGGTGCCGACAGCGTGACCATCACCAACAGCGCGACGGGTGCCAACGCCTTTGGGAACGTGGCGGTGAGTGGGCAGACGACGGTGGCGGCCGATAGCACGAACGACACGCTGACCCTCGCGGCTGCAAGCAGCAACATCGTGCTGACTACCGATGCCAGCACCGACACCGTCACCATCGGCCTCGCTTCCATCCCCAGCGTGGACGGCATCTTCCTCGGTACCAGCGGCATCCTGTCCTCCAGCGGGGACATCTCAATCGGAACGGGCGACGTGAGCTGTGCAAATGTCACCAGCTCCGGCACGTCCAACCTATCCACCGTTGTGGTCAGCACGGCCCTAACTGTTAGCGGCAACATCTCTTTCACTGGTGCAGGTACTACCACGCTCGGACCGGACAACACCCTACCAACCGACCCGAGCGACTTCCTTATCCGTTCCAACGGCAACGTGGACGTGGTGCTGGACTACGACGACGACGAAAGCTCGCAGGCTTTCCGGGTCAAGGATGGCGACGGCAACACCATGTTCAGCGTGGATGAGGACGGCATCAGCGTAGCCAACGGAACCGCATCGACCGGCGCGGTCATCCGCCTGGGCGAAGCCACCGCCAACGGCTCCAACTACGTCGCCATCCAGGCACCCGCCTCCCTCGCCGCGAACGTCACCTATACCCTGCCCACCGCGGACGGCACGAGCGGGCAGGTGCTTACCACAAACGGATCGGGGACGTTATCCTGGGCAACGGATGCCACGGGCGGAGGTGGCAGCAGCTACAGCGCCGTGCGCACCCAGTCGGGCACCAGCTACACTCTCGTCCTTGGAGATGCGGGCGACTACATCCAAACCACGAGCACCACGGCTGTGACTATCACTGTTCCTGCGCAGTCGTCCGTGACGTGGGCAGCGGACACGGAGATTTACTTCGAGCAGAACAACACCGGGCAAATCACCATAGCAGGAGCGGTAGGCGTGACCATCAACAGCAGCGAGACCCTCAAGAGTTTCGCCCGCTATTCGGTCATCGCTCTCAAGCGGGTGGCCGAGAACGTGTGGACCTTAACCGGAGAACGCGCACTGGTATGATGTTCCTCAAGGCAGTAAGCGCAGGGCGCCGCCGCTATCCTATCATCACCGACGGCCTGAAGTTGTACCTCGACGCGTACAACCTCGACAGCTATTCGGGAAGCGGGAGCGTATGGTACGACCTGTCAAACAGCGGATACAACTTTACCAACTACGGCGCGACGTGGACCACCTCCGGCAGCCTCCGTTACTGGGAACTGGACGGCGTAAACGACAGGATAGAAGGAACCAATACTACGACACTGTTTGACATCACGAGCACGGGTTATAGCTGGTCTCTTTGGGTGAATCACTCAACCGCTCCGGCGGCGTTCGACGTAATAATCAATGCGGAATATGGGACGTCTGGTGACATCACGTACTTTATCGATAACCGAAACAGTAGCGGCACAACTGGCAACGGATGGCTGACGGGCTCCTACACTGACACCGGAGGACAGCAGCAGACCATACAATACAACCAAACTATAACCACCAATGTGTGGCGCCATGTTTGCGTGACGTTTACCTACTCCACTACGACGACCGGCACGCTAACCTTTTACATCAATGGCTCACAAGTGCAAACAGGCAACAAGACAGTGACTGGTGGCCTGACGTGGGCCAGCTTCAACAATTCGCTACGGCCGATTATCGGAGCGCTAAAAGAACCTGCTGGAACGTACAGCCGATTCAACAACATCAAGGTAGGTGAGGTATTGAACTACAACCGTCCGCTGACATCAACGGAGGTCTCAAACAATTACAACAGCACGAAATCAAATTACGGGCTATGAAATACTACCGCATTTACCTAAAGGAACAACTGCCGGAGGTGCCCTGGGCTCTGTTCGTGCAGAGCGTACGGTGGAACTTGGCATGCACGGAGTTCATCCTCGAGTACAACGTGGAACCTGAAGATAAGACCGGTGTTTTGACTCGCGACGAAGCGGCGGCCTACACAAAAACAAGCGACTGGGACAACGGCGAACCTTGGGCATCTATGTACAATGGCGAAGGCTAAAGCACAGGCGCAGCCCGTCCGCATAGAGCGGCAGGTCAGCAGGCCCGGCGTCCACGCCAAGACAAAGCAGGGCACGCACAAGCGCGGGAAGAACTGGCGCAAGCCCTACCGCGGCCAAGGCAGGTAATTCTGCTGCAGTATATTCGCCGTCATGGGCATCGATACTGTCATCTCACTATTCGCGGCCCTCGGCGCCGTGGCTGGCATCTACGTCAAGATGAGCAACGACGTCGCACGGCTGAAGTCACGCGTGATTCAGCTGGAGCTGAACGACAACGACACACGCAAGCAGCTCCGGGAGATAGTTGACAGCATCCACAAAATTGAGCTCACGCTCGCGCAGCTGGTGGCTCGCCTCGAGCGTTGAACTGGTACACCCACCGCATGAGATACTTCAAGCTGACCGAGTTCGACAGCCCCGACGCGCCCGGCTCCGGCGCCAAGATGGACAAGGAGTTCCTGGCTATGATTGACGAGGCCCGCCACCTCGCCGGGGTGCCCTTTAAGATTAACAGCGGCTATCGCACGCAGGCCCACCACAACAGCCTCGCGAAGAAGGGCTACAAGACAGCTAAGAACAGCGCACACCTGCGCGGCTTCGCAGCGGACATCCACTGCCCCGACAGCTCCAACCGCTACGCCATCATCCTCGGGCTGCTCGGTGCAGGCTTCAACCGCATCGGCGTGGCTAACACCTTCATCCATGTCGACAACGACCCGAGCCTCCCTGAAGACGTCATCTGGACATACTAAGCTCAAGCAGCACGGACCCACCACGTGGTCCACGGCCTACACCCGCAACGCGTCCGACGGGCCGGCCAGGTTCCTCCTGCTGTCCGACGTCCACTTCGACTCCGTCAAGTGCGACCGAGACCGGCTGAAGCGGCACCTCGACGAGGCCGTGGCGAGAGACGCCGCGGTCTTTTGTTTTGGGGACTGGTTTGACCTGATGCAGGGCATGTACGATCCACGGCGCAGCTACAGCGGCTTGCGACCTGAGTACAAGTCCATCACCTACCTCGACGACGTCATCGAAGACAGCATTGAGTTCCTCAAGCCGTACGCTGACCGGTGGCTGTTCATGGGGCGCGGCAACCACGAGACCAACATCGAGAAGCGGCTGTCCACCTCACCCATCGACCGGCTGTGCCAGGGCATGGGCGGCATCGTTTCGCCAGGCAGTTACAGCGGGTGGATAAAGGTGCAGATTTCACGAGCCGAGACCATCAACAAGATACCGATGCTCATGCACTTCCACCACGGCTACGGAGGCAACGCGCCACGCTCGAAGGGAGTGCTGAACGTCGACCTGGACCAGAAGGAGTGGCCGGATGCCGACGTCATCGTGAGCGGACACACCCACCAGAAGTGGCACGTGCCGATGACAGTCGAACGCATCGGCAGGGACATGCAGCTGCGCGAAGAGACCGTCCACCACGTGAAGCTGGGCAGCTACAAGATGCTCGACCGCTTCGCCGGGTGGGAGGTGGAGAAAGGCTTCGCTCAGCCACGCCTGGGCGGGTGGTGGATGGACGTGCTGTTCCACCGCGTGCGAACCGATGGCAGGGAAAAAATAAAGCACATCACTACCTTCACCGAAGCACACTAACCAACACCTCAACATGTGGGATTTTTTCGCAGACAATTGGGCAGAGCTGGCGCTGGCCCTGATCGGATTAATGGGCACCATCACGGCCCTTACCTCAACCACGAAGGACGACACGGTGGTGGACATCCTGAAGAAGATTCTGATGGCGGTGGTGGTGGGCAAGACGCCCACGCCGAAGCCGTGAACCCCGGCGTGCAGGCGCTGCTGAAGCTGGTCAGCCGGTTCGACTTCACGGAGGTGTTCAAGACCAAGGGCGACCTGCGGCGGTGGTCGGCGAAGCGGACAGTGGGCGGCGTCATCGCGCTCACGGCATGCAGCGACATCATGGCCCATGGCATCACCTGGCAGGCCGTTGCGCTTTGTGCGGTGGCTGTGACGCCTTTATGCCTATCTTTCGCGGAGTAGTACGCACACTACACATAGGCGATTCTGTTTGATTTGGTGAGCCCTGCCCCCAACGGGGGGTGGGGCTACTTATTTGCCCCTACCTGTAAAAAAGTTTGCAGAAAATTTGGAAGGATGGGGAACGGGCTGTAACATTGCCGAGTCAAATCAAACAGACACACATCATGAACCTCTACGACGTAACCGTCAGCGCGTGCCGCGGTGCAATGACACCACACGTGCACTCCGTCAACCTCGGCGAGTGGCTGGCCACCAACCACGAGCACCGGGCCAACAAGAAAGACAGCGCGGCTATCATGCCGCATGGCATGTTCCACACCCGCCGGTCCGCTGACTTCCAATACAGCTCCGGCCTCGTGCAGGTCGACCTCGACGCCAAAGACAACCCCGGCATCAAGGACTGGCACGAGGTAGTTCACGCTTTGGGAACCCTCGACGCCGTGGCCTATGCCAACATCAGCGTCAGCGGCGCGGGCTGCTTTGTCCTGGTCAACGTGCTCAACCTTGTGGGGCACCCGTTCGTAGCTGTGGCCAACCGTGCCATCGACTACATCACAGACCAGGGCTTCGTTGCCGACGAGAAGGTCAGCCGCAACCTCGCCAGCCTCCGCTTCATGCCATTCAGCCCCGA